CACCGTCAACATGCCGTTCTGGCAGGATCTGACCGGTGACGACCAGGTCCTCGACGACGGCACTGACCTGACTGTCACCAACATCGCGGCCGAGAAGGACGTCGCTGTCCTGAACGGTCGTGCGCTGGTGTACGGCTCCAAGGATCTGGTGGCAGCTCTTGCCGGCGACGATCCGATGGCCGCAATCGCCGACCTCATGGCCGCGAAGTGGGACCGACAGTTCCAGAAGATCCTTCTGTCAGTCATCAGTGGTGCCATGTCCTCGCTGGCGGCTGAGTCGCCTGCGGTGAACACCCTCGACATCTCGGGCCTCTCCGGAGCGGCTGCTGTGTTTGATGGTGAGGCGTTCATTGATGCTCTCGGCACGCTGGGCGATGCTGAGCAGAACATCTCGGCTGTGGCTGTCCACTCGGCAACCCACCGCCTGATGAAGAAGCTCAACCTCATCGACTACCTGCTCGACTCGCAGGGTATGGCCACCATCCCCTCGTATCAGGGCAAGCTGCTCCTGATCGACGATGGTCTGCCCTACTCCGGAGGCATTGCCACCACCTACCTCTTCGGACAGGGAGCCATCGGCTATGCTGAGGGCACTCCCAAGGTGCCGACCGAGACCGAGCGCAATGCACTCGTCGGTGGTGGTGAGGAGTACCTCGTGTCGCGTCGCCACTTCGTGATGCACCCGCGTGGCATCGCCTGGACTCCGATCTCCGGCGGTGTGCCGGCCAAGACCTTCCCGTCCAATGCCGAGCTCGCTGCAGCCGGCAACTGGACTCGGAAGTACGAGTCCAAGAACATCCGCATCGTTCGCTTCAAGCACAAGCTGGCCTGATCGACGCATCTGACATGGACTGAGGCTCTCGAGCCTCAGTTCCCGACCCACAGAACCCCTCATGGGAGAGAACCATGGACATGGACGAGAAGCGTCGCATCCGGGAGGCCCACTACGCCACCACCGGGCTGTTCGGGAGCAACAAGATTCAGATGCCGGGCGAGGACACCACCAACCAGCCCGCACCCAACGAGGACGACACCAAGTCCCTCGATGAGCTCCGCGAGGAGTACAAGAAGGTCGTCGGCAAGCCGCCGAATCAGCGTTGGAGTGCATCCTATCTGGAGGCCCAGATCAAGGAAGCCAACGACGAGATCGACAAGGCCTGAACCACTGAATCGGAGCAGCTGACATGGCCGCATATGGGACGAGCGCCGCATGTGCGGCCTATCATCTGGAGCGTGGAAACACTGCCTGGGCTGCAGCCGAGGCCTCTCCTGACACCGCTCGTCTTGCGGCACAGGTCGCTGGCTCCGACTACGTGGACTCCTTCCGTCGCCGGTTCCCAGGAGCCAAGACCGATGGTCGGAGTCAGACCCGAGAGTGGCCTCGCACCAGCGCTGTAGACAGCGAGGGCAGCGAGATCGCCGACGATGAGGTCCCGATCGAGATCGAGCATGCCTCGTACGAGGCGGCTCTTCTCATCGTGCAGGGCGTCGACCTCAGCCCGAGCCAGGCAGTCGGCGGGACCATCGGCCGCAAGCGCGTCAAGGCTGGTCCTGTTGAGACCGAGACCGAGTACAAGACACCCTCCTCACAGCCACGGTTCCAGCGGATCATGAACATCCTGGAGCCAGTCCTCACCAACGGCAGCGTCACTGTCGACCTCCTGAGAGTCTGAGATGACGACTGTTGCCTACAAGAATGGTGAGATGGCTGCGGACTCCAGATCCTACACTGGTGGGAAGATAACTGCTGGAATGAAGCAGAAGATACACCGCCTCAAGGACGGCTCGCTCTTCGGTGCGAGCTCATCCAAGGTCGGTCTCTGCGACAAGTTCCGAAGAGACACTGAGGAGCGTGGCGTCGAGGGGGTGTATGACGAGACCATGTGCCAGGGCCTGCTGGTGACTCCGGGTGGGGAGATCTACATCTTCAACGATGGGGTCGCATGGTCCGGACCCTGTCGAGCTTTGTTCACAGCCATTGGCTCTGGCGAGGAGTTCGCCATGGGGGCCATGGCTGCGGGAGCGACCCCAGCGGAGGCTGTTCGAATTGCATGCGAGCTCGACAACTGGTCGGGCGGCGAAGTGCTCACAATGAGGCTTGAGACATGACCACCGTCGCAGAGATCGCCGCCGAGGCATTCACGGCCGTCGCCGCCGAGCTGCAGGGCGTGATCCGATCCGTGACGATCACCAGGACAACCAACGGAGCCTACGACCCGGCGACCGGAACCTTCGCGTCCTCGACCGCCTCAGACAACGGCAGGGCCTTCTTCGACACGTCGACACGGATAGTCGACGCCCTCCCCGGCCACGTCGCTGGACCGGGGGAGGAGCTGCTCTGGATCGAGGGTCTTGACACCATCGAGCCGCAGGAGAATGACACCATCGCGATCACTGGCAAGGGCGACTATCGGGTCGTCCATGTTGGCGACATTGTTGGAGCAGGAGGACTGTTTGCCGCGACAGTCATTCGATCATGAGCTCGAATGCTGCACGATTCCGGCTCGAGCTCGAGGACGAGTTCTCCCAGATCATGGAGGAGCATGTTCCTCTGGTCCTGCAGAAGATTGCCATGGAGACACTCTCGAGAGTGGTCCTGAAGTCTCCGGTCGACACTGGTCGGTTCCGGGGCAACTGGACGGTGTCCCTTGGTGGGCCGTCGGATGCCATGGTCGACACTGAGGACAAGAGTGGTGGCCCCACCATCGCAGCAGGATCAGAGGTGCTGACAGGCATCCAAGGCTTGCAGGTGATCTGGATACAGAACAATCTGCCCTATGCCAACAGACTGGAGAATGGCTGGTCGCAGCAGGCTCCTGCGGGCATGGTGGCACTGACCGTGGCCGAGATCGAGATGATGTTTGAGAGGGCAGAATGAACCTGGACCAGCAGAGGGCGGCGATAGAGACACGATTCATGGACCAGTGGATGGTCGGATCGCCGCTGGCTCTTCGCACGCCGGTCGGGATGCCGGGATTCACGTTCACCCCTCCCACGGATGAGCCATCCGTTCGAATGTCGATCCTGAACGGTGCCAGCATGAACAAGAGCATGGGCAGTCCCGGCTCGAATCTTGTGCGCAGTGCCGGAGTCCTGATGTTTCAGATCTTCACGCCTGGAGGGTCGGGCACGAAGACCGCCAACGATCTGGCAGACCTGATCCAGCCCATATTTACCAATTGGCGGTCTGGCACGTTGCTGTTCCGCACCATGAACACCGGACCGGCTGATGGGACGCCACCGTTTTACATGCTCCCGGTGAGCTTCGCTTTCGAGCGTTCTGAGTTTCACGGCTGAGGCCAACCCCTAAATATGGAGAATGCAAATGTTCGCGGACACATCCTCGACACGGCTCAGCTTTCTTGCGGAGTCAACCGAAAATACCATACCCACAACGCCGACATGGTTGAACCTCCGCTACACGTCCGAGACGCTGAATTACCTCAAGCGCACGGTGTCGTCTGAGGAAATCGCCTCGCACCGCAACGTGACTGACATGATCGATGTCGGCTATGGCGTCGGCGGTGATATCGGGTTCGAACTGTCCTATGGAACGCTCGACAGCCTGCTTGAGGGCGTCTTGTTCTCCACATGGTCAACCGATGTCCTCAAGAACGGCGTCACTCCTAAGAGCTTCGCGTTCGAGAAGACCTATGAGACCGGCGCGACGGACCAGTTTTTCCGCTACACCGGGATGCAGGTGAGTTCGCTTTCGCTTCAGATGTCGGCACAGGAACGGATTACCGGGTCCATGACCCTGATGGGCATGGACCACTCGACGGCATCGGCTGCGATCTCTGGCGCGACCTATACCGCTGGCAACACAAAGGCGATCATGGCGGCTTCGGCTGATGTCGGTTCGCTGTCACTGTCTGGCGTATCGCCAAGCCCGACGCTGATGTCCGCTTCGTTCAACATCGCGAACAACCTCCGCGAACGGCTTCAGATCGGCTCACGCGGCCCCGCTGGCATCGGTGCAGGCCGTTGCGTGATCACCGGGTCCATTGAGGCTTACTTCGGCGATCTGGCCCTCTACAACGCCTTTTACGATCATGACGATGTGGCGCTGTCCATGACGCTTGGTTCGGTCACGGGCGAGAAATATACGATCTCGCTGCCGAAGACCAAGCTGACCAACGGCACGATCTCGACGCCGGGCAATGATCAGGACGTTATGGCGACGTTCGACTTCCAGTCCATCTACGACACCAGCGGCTCGCCAGCGAACAACGCCTCGATCATCGTAACCAGGGCCGTCTCCTAATGAAGACGGTCAAGCCGACTGAGAGCTTTACCGGCTATCCTTCGGGCAAGAGAACTGAGTTCGTTGCCGGTGTCTCGATCCCAGTCCCCGATGACTACGCCGAAATCCTCGCTGGCAAGGGCCTGATCGAAAAGCCCAAGGCCAAAAAGCTCGCACCCGACAACGAATAGACGCGCGTCTCGGGGAGGCGGTGTCGGGCCGTCTCCCCACAAAACCCGACAAGGAAATCACCATGAAGATCGATGGCTACGTGCCCCCCGATCCCGCCATTGCGCAACAGCAGGGCGTGGATTTTGTCTATGAAATGGATTGGGGCACGATCAACATTCGCTCCAAGTCGCTCAACCTTCGCGGCAATCCTCAGTTTGCGATGGCCTTTAAAACCCATTCCGATTGGATGGAGCGCCGCAAGAACCTGTCGAACAAGGTCAGCGACAAGGAAGCCGAAGGCCGTTTCCTCGGCATCATGTATGATCATGGCGTCATCGCGTGGTCAACCACGATCAAGTCTGACGGCAAGGCCATCGAAAGCACCCGTCAGAACTTCATTGATCTGCTGTCGTCTGATGCCTGTTCCAAGGTGGCGCTGGTCTATTTCCAGGACGCGAGCGACGACGCGAACTTCCGGCCCGTTGACAAGGACGCGGACATGGGAAACTCCGAAGCGTCCTTCGCTGGGAAATCCAGTGGTCAGGACGCCGAGAAGAATTCCTCCGCCATGTAAACCCGGATTCGGACACGCTCAAAAACAAGCCGGTCCTTGATGATCGGCTTGCCATATTCTGGAATGGGTTCTGGGACTTGCACGGCTCACGTCAGGCGGGTTTCAGCGGTGGCGAGGCCATCACGCTTTCTGACATTTCCGCATACTGCGCATTGTGCGGGTTTGGCGATCCATCATTCAGGCTTGAGTTCATGACCATGGTGCAAGCCATGGATGACGAATGGCTGACTATTCAGGCTGAGAAGCCGAAGAAGTAGGAAATCCCCATGGCAACACTATCGGTCAAGATTGACCCGCAAGGAGCGCGGGAAGGCGCTCGCGTTGTCAAGCGGGAGATGTCGGACATTAGCCGTGAGGCTGAAAAGGTTGAGCGCGGGACAACCCGCCTTGGAAGGTCGGCAAACGACAATTTCAAGGAAATGGCTCGCGGGTCTTCGATGGCATCCAAAGCTTACGGGATGTTCCGGGCATCAGCCATTGCCGCAATCGTCGGGGTTACTGCTGGCCTTGTCGGACTAACAAATCTCATGGGCCGGTTCACATCGGCTTCGGTCGAGGCGCAGAAGCAACAGGCGCAGCTTGCCGCCGCTATCCGTTCAACCGGTGGGGTTGCGGGTCAGACACTCACCAGCCTTAACGCTCACGCTGCGGCACTCCAGAAAGTCACCAACTTTGGCGACGAGGTAACCAACTCGGCACAGGGCATCCTGCTTACATTCACGCGCATTCGTGGGCCTGAATTTGCTGCTGCGACCGAAGCTGTCCAGAATGTAGCAACCGCCATGGGGCAAGACCTCAAGAGCGCTGCAATCCAGGTTGGCAAGGCGCTGAATGATCCATTGCAGGGCATGACCACGCTTTCCAGGTCAGGCATCACGTTTTCGGAATCTCAGAAAGAAGTCGTCAAGCAGATGGTGGCGACCGGGAACATTGTCGGTGCGCAAACGCTGATCCTCAAAGAGCTTGAAACGCAGTTCGGCGGATCGGCACGGGCCGCGCGTGAAACCCTTGGTGGCGCGTTGTCGGCGCTTGGAAATGCATGGGGCGATCTGTTCGAAATGTCGAAGGGCGCAACGGAAGGATTGCGAGGCTCGATTGAGGGCCTTGTAACGGCGATCTCCAATCCCGCTTTCATCGGATTTGTGCAGGCCATTGGAACGGGACTGTTCGGGGCCTTGCAGGCTGCGGCTATGGCTGCAACGGGCCTTGCAAATGCTGCATCGTTCCTTGCTGACAACATTGATGCAATCGGCGTTGCCGCCGCTACTGCTGGCACTCTCATGGCTGTAGCGTTCGGCCCTGCCGTATTGGCTGCGACTGTCTCCGGGTTCATGGCGCTCGGATCGGCTGGCGTGGCCGCTATCAGCATGATCACCGCAGCCATTGCAGCCAACCCGCTCGGCGCTCTCGCTGTAGGGATAACGGCGGCTGTCACGGCTCTCTATGTGTTCCGGGATGAAGTCGAGAAGGCCATCGGCGTTGATGTGATCGGCGTTGTGAAGAAAGCGGCGAATTACATGATCGGCTCGTTTGTCGCCGCCTATAAAGACATCACATTCCTTTGGAATAATTTCGGCAACGTGATCGGCGCTGCGGTCGTTGGCGGGGTCAACCTGGCCATTGATGCGGTCAACACGTTGATCAATGGCGCGAAGATGTCGATCAACGATCTGATCAACACCATCAATTTGATCCCCGGCGTCGATATCAAAGGGCTGGACACGTCTAGTTCTACAATTTCCCGCATCGAAAACGGATTCGCAAGCAACCTTACAGGCGGGGGGCGGCATAGTGCGCTATCCCGGCACAACGAAGCTCAACAGGCTGCGCTGAATGCTGATTATCTCGGCGGGGTTTCGTCTGCGTTCAAAGGCTCCACGCCTGACATAAAAGCGGCAACGACCGCTCTTGCAGAAGTAGAAGCCGCAGCGACCGGCGCGGGCTCTGCAATGAAGGAAGCCGCAAAAACAGACCCGTGGAAGGGCTTGCGTGGCGCAGTCGATACGGCCAAGGAAAGCATTGATTTTGCCAAGGGTGCGGCCAAGGGCTTTCTGTCCGATCTCCGGCAGGGCCTCGCTAACGGCGAAGGCTTCTGGAAGTCGTTCGGCAACGCTGCAATGAACGTCCTCGACAAGATCATCAGCAAGATCGAGGACAATCTCGTTGACGCGCTGTTTTCGGCCAAATCAGCCGGAAGCGGTCTTTTCGGTAGCAGCGGCGGTGGCGGTGGTTTCCTTGGCGGTCTGCTAGGCGGCATCGGCAAGATATTCGGCTTTGCCAACGGCACAAGCTATGCGCCCGGTGGGCTTGCAATGGTCGGCGAGCGCGGCCCGGAACTGGTCGAACTGCCTCGCGGGGCACGGGTCAACACGGCATCCGAGACGCGCCGCATGATGTCTCCGGCCAATCAGAACGGAGGGCAGGGTTCTAACGATGTCGTGACCATTGTGCTGCAAGACGACAGCGGGCGGATGGCTTCCATTGCGGATCAACAGATCAAGACCGCATCGGGAACGATCATAAATCTGGCGGTCGAGCGTTCAACCGATGTCGCCAAGCGCAGCATTGAAAGCTGGAGCGGCGAACTGGCCCGCGATGGAGGGTTCGCATGATCACTGCACCGACCATCTATGACTGGCCATCCAGCGTCCGACCATCGGCTCAGTTGTTCTATGCCGGCGGGCAGATGCAGGACGGCGGTTTTACGTCTTCCGGCGCTCGCGTTGGATATCCAGAGCCAGGCGGGCGCTCGTTTCTTGATCTGGAGTTTAGCTATCAGCGGAATGCATCGCCTGACACGCTTGTCTCATGGCTGATGTCCAAGATCGCGAATGGCAACCTGTTTCGGGTCACAATTGCGCAAACGCCGCAAGTCCTGAATGACGAAGACCTTGGTCTGTCAGATGCCTCCACAGGCGGGCTTCTTTGGGCCGCTGAGGGCCTTCTCCCCGCAAGGGCGTGGGATGGTGGCAATCTATGGGAGTTCGAGCCTGGGGCCGTTGCTGGCGCTGCTGCACTCGACGGGACAACCACGCTCACGGTTGACATGGGCGACCTGCCAGCCGCGCTGAAAGTCGGCCATGTGATCGGCATCGCGGACACTGCCTATCTGGTTGATGATCTCGAATGGGATGGGTCCGTTGCGACCATCACCGTCGATCCGCCGCTCAGGGCCGATGTGTCCGCTGATGATTTCATCACGCTTCGGCCCAAGATGGTTTGCTTTGCCACCAATCCCGAAAACTTCCGGGCGAACTACCGACCGGCCAATGACATATTGCCGGGTTCCATCCGCATGACTGAGGCAATCCTGTGAGCCTGTTTTACGAACGCCTTGATGAGATCATCGGCACATCGGACAGCCTGACCGAAATCCGGGCCATGGTGCGACAATGCTGGTACTTCGATTTCAATGGTTATCCGCTGCGGGTCTGGATCGGGCAGGGCAAGCTTCACACAGAAGACGGAAATACATGGCTTGGCAGCATGGACGCCAATGGCCGAAGCCTGTTGCAGACGCCGCGCATGTCGGACGGACGGGATGGCACAGCCCCGACCTATGAGTTTGGCATTCTGCTGGTTGATACGCCGAGCGCGTCTGCTCAGGAAATGTACGATGCGATGAAGGCCGAGCAGTGGCGGGTCAATGGCCGGGCGATGACGGGCTACCACGCGCTGTTTCAGGTCGGTGAAGGTCTTCGCCCGGATACCCCGCTGGAGTTCTTCAAAGAACTGACCATGCAGTCCAGCCGGTTTGATGAAAAGCTGGAATCGGACGGCACATCATTGGTCAGGCGCTATAGCGTGACTGTGGTGGCCAAGGATGGCAACTCAGGGCGGTCTAACGTGCCGGGCGGCACCTATACCCCGAATGTCCAATACGCTCGCGCACGACAGCTAGGGCTGGCCTATGACGACAAGGGCTGTGACTTTTTGGCGAGCCTATCAGATAAGACCTACCAAATACCATGATCCGCCCAGCAAGGCCGGATGATCTCCGGCCAATCGTTCAACTTGCCATCGGTCTGTTTGGCGAGGTGTTCCCGCTCGAACTGGAAGAAGACCACGCGGTCAATTCGCTGGCCATGATCCTTTTCAGCAACGGCTATGTGCGGGTTGCGGAAGCTGATGGCGAGATCGTCGGGTTTCTCGTCGGCACGATTTCACAAAGCGGGTTTTGGTCAGCAGAACCATGCGCGATGGAAGCCAAGTTCGGCATTCACCCAGATCACCGGAGTTACCGCCTTGCCCGATCATTCGTCAAGGATTTCGAGGGATGGGCCGAAAGCATGGGCGTGAAAACCGTAGTCATGGCTTGTGAGGTCGGACTGTCCGGGGATCGCGTTCGCCGCCTTTTCGAACACCTCGGATATTCCGCATCCGAGATCGTATTCAGGAAATCGATCTGATGAACCGCGTCAAGCTTTTCGCTGCAAGTCTGGCGATGACGACAGTCATGTATCCAGCGGAAGCGCATGCGTTTGTCTTTTCGGCTATCACCGGGTTCGTCGGCGGTGCATTGGCCGGGGCTGGCATCCTTACGCCACTGGTGTTTGCCGGTTCAATCGGCGTGGTTAACGCAGGCGTTGCTGTTGGGGCATTCCTGGCGTCTGGCCTAGGCTCACTCTTGCTTTCTGCCGGTGCATCCGCGCTTAAAGCATTCCTCGGCAAGCGGGGTGGGGCAGGAGCAGCAGTCGCGCAAGCCCCGACAATCGAAGCTGCAAAGGTAAATGTTCGCATCGCTGAGCCGGAGCGCTGGTGGCATGCCGGTCTGTCTCGGGCAGGTGGCGGGGCCATATTTGGTGAGTTCGATGATGTCGGAGCGTTCTGGGCGATTTATGTCCATGGCGATGCGGAGCTTCTGGGAACCGTGCAACTGTACCTCGATGACCGCCCGGTCACGCTTGACGCCGGCAACAGCGTCATCACCGATGAGTTCTGTCTGAACGAAGACAAGAACCAGTATGACGGGGTCGGCGTCAAGGTTGCCTATTTCAAGGTGTGGACTACCACTTACACGGCATCAAACCCTGTCCCACCGGCTATATCAGAGTTCAAGGCAAAGTTCCCACAGTGGGGCAGTCAGCATGTTTTGGCGGGAACGTGCTTCTCGGTGTTGCGCTGTGCGCCGCTAGAGGCAGAGCACCGCTACAAGGCATATCGCTGGCGTGGAACATTCAATATCGGAGAGCCGTCTGTGTCGGTCGTTGGGCAGTGGACCCGCTGTTACGATCCTCGCAACGGCAGTCACGACATCGATGATGAGACGACTTGGACGTTCACTCGGAACCCGGTCCTGATCTGGGCGCGGTTTCGGACAATGCCATATGGCCGCAACAAGCCGATGGCTTCGATAAACTGGACGAAGGTTGGCGAGCAGGCAACGATCTGCGACCAGACAGTTACGGGCATTGATGGCGACGTGACGCGCTACCAGTGCGGCATATCCGTTCCTGAAAGCAAAGAACGCCACATTGCAGAAGCGGAAATCCTGCTGTCCTGCGATGGCGTGATCATGCACGACGCCGAGGGCAAGGCATATGTGAGCGTAGGCCACTACGTAGCTCCGACGCTAACCCTGACCAGATCACGCGATATCATGGCGATGGCAAGCCGTGAATCTGTAAACGGTGAGAGCGAGACGGACGGCGTGATCGTTCGCTACATCGAGCCGGAACTGAACTATACTGCTCAGCCTTCCGCCGCATGGGTGAACTCGATCTATTTCGAGGAAGGCACGACACCGCGATATCTGACCATCGATATCCTGTCCTGCCAGAACCACAACCAGGCTATGCGGCTTGCCAAGGCATTCGGGCTTCGAAGCCAATCATCGCACCGTCTAGCCCCTACGGTTGGTCTTCGCGGCCTCCAGATGCAGCGCGAGCGGTTTGTCGATCTCCAGTACGATGCGACGTTCACGGGCGACTATGAGATCGCCACGCCTGTCGAGGTTGATCAGAGCGGCGTCGTGGTGCAGTTCGGATGCGTCCCGGTTGACGCAAATCGCTGGACGCTCTTGGAAGGCGAGGAACTGTCCCGCCCGGTCATCCCTGACCCGATCCCGGCGTCTGGCTCTCCGGTCCTGCCCACTGGTGTCACGGTGTCTTCTGTCGCCGTTGACGGGTCAGGTGGCAGCGTCGTCAGGCTGGAAGCCACGTTCGATGCCTCTCCCCGCCCGGACCATCGATATGAGTTCTACTACCAGCTGAACGGTGAGACAATCTGGAGGCCGATGGTCGTTCGAATGGACGATCAACTCACCTATTCCGACACGGTTCCGAACGGGGTTGTCCACAAGGTCCGTTGGCGCACAGTGACATCATCAGGGCGCGCTACCGCATATGTGGACCCGGTTATTGAAATCACGGCTGTTGCAGACGCGACGGCACCTGATCCAGTGACGGGTGCCTCAGCGACGGGCGGGTCAGGCATTATCGACTTTGCATGGACAAACCCGAACAGCGCAAACTTCTTCGCTGCGCGGGTTTACCTGCACACAGCGAACGACTTCGGGTCATCCACGCTTATCGCGGTTGAATACAACTCGCCGAACTCGTCTGACACCTTCCAGGAAACGGGGCTCAGCGCAGGCACATACTATGCGTGGCTGACCTCTATCAATGGATCCGGCATCGCATCAAGCGAAGTCGCCACAGGCTCAATCACCGTCACATAGACGAACTCTCTAAAATCATGAGGCTACTATGATTCCGTCAGTCACTGCACGGTCTGCGATCCTTGGCGTCCCGTTGGACGCCAATAAGCAGCCTTCAGGCTCCGGTGTTGTCCGCGCTTTCGAGCAGATGGACGCTCGGATCATTGCCAACAGCGCAGGCGCGATCATCAAGAACTCGCTGGCCAACCTTAATGCTGCTGTCTCGCCGACGGCGGGGCTGATGGCGTGGGTGTTCGGTGATGCGACCGTCGCCAATAATGGTGTATATGAGAATACGGGCACGTCCGGCACTCCTGTTTGGACTCGGCGCGGTGATCTGCCTTATGGCTACATCCACGCGATCAACGTGGGTGCCGGCACCGCAAACGCCATCCAGGTCACAACTGCCATCCCGATCCCGTCCGCAGATGGTGCGGCTGAGATCCTTGTGCCGGTTGTCACTGACAACACAAGCTCTACCGTCACTCTCTCGATCAACGGCGAAACCGCGCTGCCGGTGAAGACCGCATCTGGCAACAACCCGGCAATTGGCGGAGTGACCGGGTTCATGAAGGTCATCAAGCTAAACTCTCAATATCGCATGTTGTCTGATCAGGCGAGCGCGGCGATTCAGGCGGCTGCGGAAGTGGCGCAGGCGGCGGCTGAGGCGGCGGCTGCGACGGCGCAGGCAAGCGCAGGCATCTCGTTTGCAACTGTCGCAGCCCTGATCGCTGACACCGCCCTTGCATATTCTGGCGGCACGGAAGTGAGCGCAGGGGCTATTGTCGAGGCAGGCGGCTTTCGGTATGAGGTCGCGGATTCCGGCGCATCTGATCACCAGATTACGACTGCCGGCGGGGTGAAGCTCTACGCTTTGCCAGGCACGGATGGTTTCGACCTTCGCCAGTTCCCGGTTTCGACAGGCGCGGCAGACAATGCGGCTGCCATCCAGTCGGCAATGACTCTTGCGGCCGTCCTCAACGTCCCGCTCTACCTGGGGACCAAGGATGACGTGTGGCCTTGCACCGGGACAGTTATCCCGACCGTCGCAGGCAAGCGGCTTGAATTGCGAGGCGAGGCCACGCTTCTGTTTTCCGGCACAGGCTACCTGAATATTTCCGGCACGGTCACGGACACGACCTATGTTGCGACTGCGGTTGCCAAGGGGTCGCGGACGGTTGTCGTCAACGATGCGTCCGGCCTTGCTGTCGGGGATACAATCGTACTTGAGGACGATACGGATTGGTCGTTCTCGGCTTCACAACACACGGGTCGAGAGGCTTATCATGCTGGCGACTTTGCGCGGATTGCAGGGATTTCCACAAATACCCTAACCCTGGAAAACCCATTGCGTGATAACCAATGGGCGCTGGCCACTTCCAAGGTCTACAAGGCCAACCCGGTTGAACTGGTCACATCGGCGTTTTCGGTCGAGGCATCGGACACGCCGACAGCATCTGCGATAGCAAGCGTGGTTGTCGGTGGCGCGCTGAACTTCAACGTCAAGGGCGGCAACCAGTACGCCGCCTTCTTCAACAAGCTCTGGAAGACAGACGGACGCGGCGGGCGCTACATCCACACAGCCCCGAACACCGGAAACAACTATGGGCTGGTTGTCGGCAATGCACAGGACTGCACGTTCTACGATGTGTATGCATATGGAACTCGTCGCGGCATTGCGACGGGAACGGGTGGCGGCGATGCAGGCATCTGCATGCGCAATGTCAAGTTCATCGGGGGGGCATCTGACAACGGCGACGACACGCTTGGCTCGGCTGACTTCCATGGCGACGCTGATGATTGCTACTACATCGGCCACCGCGCAACATTCTTTGATGTGGGTGGTCGGTCGTGCAAGATCATCGACTGTGAAGTCGCTCCGCGCGGCGCGCTTGACCCTGTTTCCTGGACCGAACTTGCCGGCGGTGACATGGTTGTCAAAAACCTGAAAGTCAGAAGGCCAGCCGGAGCGACGTTCACGGGCATTGTGTCCGGGCGAAACGGATCGCAGCTTGCGGCGATTGCTGAGAACTACAGCTTCACGGTTGATGGCGTGACGATTACAGACGGGGCCAGCTTGGTCAGTATTGTCGGGTTCCTCAATGCAGCGGTGAGCCCTACCCGCTCATCGGTGTTCGTGGACAACGTGAAGATCCTTGGCGGCGCTCCAGCTTCAAACTTCCGGGTTTTGAGCAGTTCGGTCTCGAATGTCGCCAGCCACGGCGCGGGTGTCGCCGCTCCGGTGTCTCTGGAGGTAGGTGACAAATGCGTCTGGCCGTTTGCCACAACGCATTTCTGGATGACCTTCTCCGGCACACATACAGGTTGCCGTGTGTGGGCACCTTCGACCACGTTCCTGACAGCGTTTTCGGTTGCTTCTGCCGCATCCGCTTCAACGGCGCAGGCGTTCAGCTTTGTGGGGTATCCGTTCACGCCGAAGGTCGAGTGCTGCCCGTTCGGGCTGACATCGGCGGCGGGAATGCTGTTCTTCGGTGTCGTTGATGCTGCCACCGCAAGCACATGCGAGGCAAACATCACCACCGGGAAGTCCACCGACACAGCGGGCGCTGATCGAATCCTGTCTGCCAGGATTGAAGTCAGTATGCGGGGAGCTATTGCAGCGTAAACCGCAAGTGCCTGGTCGGTGCGGATCAACACACACAAGGACTGAACCAATGACATGGACAGTAGTCGATAGCAATGTGGCCATGGAGGTCGCATCCCACGAGGCCCTGATCCGACAGACCTACGT